GGCGACAATCTCTCCCCTTTGGTCCGAATTGGTCCGCCTAATGCCTGAGACTTTGAAAAGCCTTCCAACTATTGAGGATAATTGCCGAATCGCTTTAGCTAACAATGGCGACTTTTTGAAACCGGCAGATAATGGAGCGATCGCGGCACTCTTGCGCGTAGCTCGTTTATGCGACTCGTTACTCGATGCCGGAGAGACTAAAGACTTGGCTCCCCTGCTCTCTAGACTCCACTCGATTATGGATTCGCTACACATGACCCCCAAATCCAGATCCGAACAACCTGCCCAAGCCGTTAAGGATGTAACCGATGTCAAGTCCCTCTCCGAAGCCTATCTACGGATTGTCTCGTCCCCGGGTGGAGACGTTGCCCCTAAGCGGGCCAAGCCTCGGACCCCTAGCGAGTCAACTAATGGACCTAGCAAACGAGCCACTACTTGATTGGCAAAAGTACGTCCTAGATCAAGGATTAGCGGTTAACGATAAGGGCCAATTCCGACGTAAGACTTGCAACCTGATCATCGCCCGGCAAAATGGGAAAACATTTACAGTCCGAGCTCTTTTGCTATCGAGCTTGTTTGTATTTAATACCAAGCGGATCGGCATCATGGCCCAAGACCGTAAACAAAGTCTCGAAACGATGGGCAACATGGTCGACGTCATTAACTCCCACTCATTCCTAAGGGAACGGCTTAAAAAGGAAAACCGATCGCATGGCGAGGAGCGTCTAGAGATTTGGTGCGAGCATTATCCCAACCCTTGCCCACCGGGTTGCCACACCGTCCGCCGGATGGACATAATCTCAGCTACGCCAAGAGCCGCGCGAGGTAAGACCCTCGATCTGCTTTACATCGACGAACTTCGAGAGATTAGCCCATCGACTTGGGCCGCCGCCGAACCAACTCTAAGAGCTCGTAAAAACTCGCAGCTCTGGACAAGCTCGAACGCGGGAGATGATACCTCGGTAGTCCTAAACACCCTCCGGGATTCGGCGATGTCTGCCAACTCCGAAAGATTTGGATATTGGGAATGGAGCGCGGCCCCGGATCTAAACATCTCCGACCGTCGAGGTTGGCGTCAAGCTAATCCATCACTCGGGCATCTAATCAATGAGCAGGATCTAGAGGATTCGTTCAATCGAAACTCGGCCGACGTGTTTGAGACTGAGACCTTGTGCCGTTGGCGCGCGGCCTTGGATAGTCCGTTCAATATTGAGGCGTTTGATCTGGGACTTGATCTTAATTTGACGATGGATCCGACCTTGCCGACTTGGATGGGCCTAGACCTAACCTTTAATCGGACCGAGGCTTATCTCGTATCTGCTCAAGAGCACCCCGACGGCTTACGCATCTTTTTACATCGTTGGGTCAAGGATAACGCGATCGGCGAGCGTGAACTAGCCTCCGAAATTGCAGTTTTGGCCAGACAATACAAAGCTCGACAAATTGCTTATGATCCAGCGACCGCCGGGTTTGTTGCGCCGCATCTACAAAAGGCCGGTATCCGTATGCAGGAAAACTCTTGGGGCTCGGCGTATTTTGCGACACTATGCGACGTCACCGCCTCAGCTATGAACTCGGAACGGTTAGTCCATGCGGGCCAATCCGAGCTCCGGGATCACTTGGTCGCGTGTGCAAGGCGTCCCGCCTCGGATGGTGGTTGGAGGATTGCCCGCCGAGCTAGTCAGAGTCCGATCTCGGCCGCCGTTGCCCTGGTACTGGCAGTTGGACACGCCGAAGTCCCGCGTACTCAAATAGTCACCGCCGTCGGCTAGTATATAAACTTCGTGACCCCGTCGAGTCTTGGTTCGGCGGGGTCGCAGCATGTAACGACTCGCAACACATCGTCCCATTAGTTGCAATCTAGCGATTTACTTGTTGCAATATCCTTGTGGGATTATTTAACGCTCTACGTTTGACCAATCCGGAACCAATGGCGCAAGAGATGTCAGTAACATCGTCGTCCGCAGGTTTTACCCGCGAGCTCGAAAACTTGTTTTCATTCCCGGGCCAGTTGCCTAACCTGCGTTATGTAACACGCGAACAAGCCATGACCGTCCCGGCTATCGCCAGATCCCGTAACATCTTGGCCGGTTCAATAGGTACTATTCCGATGGAGTCTTACAACAAGCTCACCGGCGTAAGGATTAACAACCGGACCTTAATCGTCCAGCCTGATCCAGCCTTGCCGCGCGTTAATACGATCACTTGGCTAGTCGATGACTTGATCTTTTACGGTCGCGGATACTTGCAAGTTTTAGACGTATCTCCGGAGGATGGACGTCCGTTTAGAGCTCGACGGATTGATCCTCGTCGCGTACAAGCCACAATCGACTCATCCGGCACTTTAATCACCGGGTATCAGGTTGACTCTAAAAATGTCCCGTCCTCGGGCTTAAGTTCCTTAATAGTTTTCAATGCGATCGATGAGGGCGTGTTAGCTCGGGGCGGGATGACTATTTCCAGCGCAATCGCTCTCGAACAAGCCGCCTATAACATGGCATCCGAGCCGGTTCCGCAAATGGTCCTACTAAATGAGGGTATGAACTTACCGTCGGACCAGGTATCGGCAGTCATGGACACATTCCGCCGCGCTCGCCGTGAACGCTCAACCGCTTACATCGAGGGACCGATCAAGCTTGAAGTCGTAGGCATGGACTCGGCACAAATGCAGCTCGTCGAAGCTCGTCAGCATCTCTCTAGCGAAATCGCTCGACTAATGGGGATCCCTGCATGGTATCTCAACGCCGAAAACGCCTCCGCAACATATTCAAACGTCAATTCGGAACGTCGCGCATTAGTAGACTTCGGTCTGCGTAATTACCTAACTATCATCGAGGATCGTCTCTCGATGGACGATGTAACTCCGCGAAATCAGATCGTCCGATTTGATCTTGACGATTTCCTAAGAGGCAACGCCGCCGAGCGTGTAGAGATGTCTATTAAGCTCTACGACTCCGGCATCATCACACGCGACGAGGCCCGAGAGTTTATTGACATCTCGCCAGCCGGATCAGAGCCAGCAAACGACAACGGCATCACGCCGCCGTCCCAAACGGAAGTGACCCCGATAGCATGAGACTAGATTTTAGCACCTCAATTACAGCCGCAGACGCTAAGACTCGGACCATTTTTGGCCAGATTGTACCGTTTGGGGTTTCCGGTTCGACCAGTTTGGGTCCGGTTATCTTTGAAGCCGGTTCCCTGCACATCGGCGACAACGTCAAAGTCTTGCTTGAGCATGATGGCCGCCGTCCAGTTGGCAAGCTAGTCAGCCACTCCGCCAACCCGTCCGGAATTATGGGCGAAATGAAAATCTCAGCTACTACCGCCGGATCTGATGTATTAGTGGAAGCCGCCGACGGCCTACGCGATGGCATTAGTGTCGGGGCGAACATAATCGAGCACACGGTAAAAGACGGAAACATCATCGTCTCATCTGCCGAGCTCATCGAAGTCTCTCTTGTGACCTCCCCGGCTTTCGCCGACGCAAGAGTAACACAAGTCGCGGCGTCCGCCGACGATGAAACCCAAACAGTCGAGGAGACTGAAATGACTGAACAGCCAATCGAGGTAATCGAGGAAGTTGCTGAAGTTGAGGCGTCAAAGATCGAAGCCTCGACCTATGGTAGCCCAATCTTTACCCAACCCCGCGAACTTCCAGCACTAACCGCCGGACAGTACGCTCACAAAATGCTTGCAGCACAGCGCGGAAACCGCGAAGCGATTGATTTCGTAACTGCCGCAGGTGAAGCAACAACAACAAACAACTCCGGACTAATCCCGGTTCCATTCATGCGTGAAGTTATCGGCGTGATTGATTCCTCCCGTCCATTCGTTGACTCAATCGATCGTCGTCCACTTCCGGCCGCCGGTATGAGCTTCCGTATTCCGGTTCGCGATGTAGCCCCTACGGTCGCGGAGACTCCTGAATTGGGAACTCCATCCGATACAGCTCTTGAGGTCTCGGATCTCGTGGTTGATGTAGTCAAGTTCGCTGGCCAAAACAGAGTTAGTATAGAGCTTTTGGAAAGGTCTGACCCAAGCTACTTGGACGAAGTCCTCCGTAATCTTGCAGCTCAATACGCTCAGCAGACCGATCTATATGCTTTCACTGAGGGAATCGTAGGATGCGGCGCATCAGGCGGAACCGGTTACGTTGCAGCAATCGCGGACGCAATTAGCGACTCTGCCGTTGTAATGCGTAAGGATCCAAACCGTCTATTAGTTGGCTCAACACAATACGCAAACATCCTTAAGGATGTCGACGATGTAGGCC